TTTCCTGCACCATGACTATACCCATTGAGTAATTCATTTGGGTAATTTACAAGGTTAATGATCGTTTTATGGTCGTTAACCTTTATTTTTTTTATTAGTAGTCTTATCATGGATCCAGTTAAAGGCTCATGAAGGAATTGAAGATATCTTTTTTTGATCACGTCTCTATCTAATACCACTTGTTTGAAAGGCGGTATGTAGATATTATCTATTTGTCTATCTAATTGTTCCAGTTTATCAATTAATGCTTTTGAACCTGTTTCAGCCATTAAATTAACTATATTGTCTCTTTGTCTAATTAGTTTGTTTTTTTGTTTTTCTAATTCTCTATAAGGATTTTCCATTTCATAATTAGCTATTACGTAGTCGACTAATACATCTATATTTTTTTCGTGAATTAAATGCTCGCTTATTAAATTAGTTACGACTTCTTCTAATAGGTCAGCCCTTATTGACTTAGCACCACATCTATCGTTGCAGCGGTAATAATAGTATTTCTTCCCAGTTGAAGATTGTCTACTACATCCTAGCATAGGGGCTCCACATTCATCACAGAACACTAGGCCTGATAGTATATAATCTCTGGCATCTTTTTTAAAGGCTCCTGATCTTTTTCTATATTTTTTATTCACTTCTTCCCACACCTCTTTTGTAATTATTGCTGGGATAGCGTCTTCTATTTCTACCCATTCAGAATTCTTTTTTCTATAGTTTCTTACTTCTCCACTGCCATCATTAACTCCGTAGATATAAGTACCTTTATATCTTTTGTTTTGTAGCATTTCATAGAAGGAATTGCGGTTAAATTCTTTGCCATACTTGTTTTTGTATCCTAGTCCATTCAAGGTATCTGCAATCTTTTGATAGCTATAATTTTGTAGTCTTAGAGCAAATATCTTTTCTACGATTTTTGCTTCTTCTTCATCAATTTTGTAAAATCCGTCTTCAATTTTATATCCAAGTGGGGGAGTTCCTCCATTGAATTTACATTGTAGTGCATTTTCTTTGTGTCCCTTTTTAACTTCTCTTGAAAGGTTAAGTGAGAAATACTCATTCATTCCTATAAGTAGATTTTTGGTTAATATGCTTTCTGGATTTTCTCCAACTGGTTCAAGTACTGAAACTAATTTGATTCCTTTGTTGTTTAGTTTTCTTTCGTTTATTACGTGGTCAAAGCTATTTCTAGCGAATCTATCAAATTTGTGGACAATAACGTAATCTATGTTTTTAACTTCTTTCATCATCAGTTGAAAATCATCTCTGTTGTCGGAAGTTCCTGATTGTCCTTGGTCTTTATAATATTTTACAATTTCTATTGATTCTCTTTTTGCGAATTCATCTATGGCTCTCATTTGTGCCATGATAGATTCTTCTCTTTGCATGTCTGTAGAAAATCTACAATAACCTACTGCTTTTTTCATAATTAACTCCTTATTTTATCCAAGGAGTATGTGCTATAATAGAGTTGGTTGGTGTATAGCACATACTCCACTTTAAGTCCTTTATTAGTTGCAGCTAATAAGGGGCTTTTTTCTATTTAAATTTTTATCTTTTATGTTTTTCCATTAACTTACAACCTTAGATCCTTTACTTCTATTACATTTCCAACACAAAGTTTGTAAATTATCTTCAGTAGTTTTACCACCTTTGGATATGGGCATAATATGATCTATTTCAAGTAAGAGGTTTGGTTCCTTGTGTAATCCATTCCCGCAGTTGCAGCATGTATAATTATCTCTTTCTTTAATAGTTTCTCTAAGTTTAGGTGTCATTAGGGCTCTTTGTCCTCTAGCACTATTTTGCCACTTAATATGTGTGTCTAAAAAATCTATAAATCTTTCCAAATTATCTGTGTCCATAATAACTTCTGCTTCCATTGAAGAGTTACCACCAGGACTTACGTATTGAAATTTATATGATGGAAAATGTACATCCGAAAGATCTACAGGTTCGAAACCTAATTTTTCTGATAATTTGTTTTTTGTTGATAAGTGTCTGATTAACCACGGTAGTTTTTCTTTTGTGTCAGATATTAGTGTCTTTTCTTTTAGAGTTAAATAATTTCGTCCCTCTTCTACAGATAAGAAGTTATTTAAAACTTCTTCAAACTTATTTAAGGATTCTTCAGTTTTAGGTATATTAAAATACTTAGTGATATACTCAAAAGGGCGTTCTTGAGCGTTTTTGCATACTGTGTTGCTACAGTTGTGAACATATTTTGATTTAGAGTATTTATCCCAATTTTTACGTTTATAATTATATTTACTATTATCTTTTATAATTGCATCTCCGTAATCCTTTCTTTCGAAAGTACTATCTATACTTCTCAAACTTTCAATATGATCATTAAGTTCATTACACTCTTGTATATAGCTGGATATTTCACTTTTTACTGCATTAAATTTTTTGCTACGAAAATAGAAAAATTCATATATTTTAAATACTATAAAACCAATAATCAATAAAACTAATATAGGGCTAATAACAGATAAAAGATTTCCTATGGATCCAATAAGAAAAAGTATTGCTAATATTTTGAACCATTTTCTTTTCTGAATTTGTGTTTTCATGTTTTCCTCCTAAATATATTCTATTTATTTCTTTCTGAATATACTCCAACCATTTCTCCAAGTATAAGAACTCTTTTGTCATCTTCGGGTTTTATTATAATTGGGGAGTAGATTCTGTTACAGGGTTGTAGTATGAGCATATCTTCACTCTTACTGATTCTTTTCAGTGTTGCTTCATCATCTATTAGAACGGCTGCGATTGTTCCGTTTTCAACGTCGTTTGTCTTTTTAAAGAAGACTAGATCCCTTTCAAAGATGTTAGCTTCTATCATGCTGTCTCCTTTTGCTCTAAGACAAAAATCAGCTCCTGCTAGGTTTTCGTCTAGCATAAAATAGCCTTCGTAGTTTTGTTCAGCAAAAAGAGGTTCTCCACAGGCTATGGATCCAAGGATTGGTATTCTTTTTAATTTAACTGGCATTATTACTCCAGGTATTTTTGATATGTCGATATCTTCAGAAGGACTATCATTCCATCCCATTAAGTAAGCTGGAGATACATTTAAGGCTCGTGCCATAGCCTCTATCCTATCGGACGGGATGTTAGTAATGACTTTAGATTCATATTTGTGTATTGTTACTTTACTAACTCCAGCTTTTCTGCCTAATTCTTCTAAGGTCATTCCTTTTTCTAATCTCTTTTTATTTATTCTATCTCCAATAGTAGCACTCATAATTCACCTCCTAAAATAAGTTTATCATATAGTTACCCATTAGACAACAAAAATTAATAAAATTTTATAAAAAATTACTTGACAATTAACATTTAGTTGTGTTACCCTATAGTTAACAGGAAAGGAGGGTGTTAAAATTAATGATAAAAACAAACAGACTAAAAGCACGTTTTGTTGAAAAGGGATATACTCAGCAGGATATCGCTAGAGAGCTTGGGATCACTGATGTTACTCTATCTAGAAAGTTGAATAGGGGAGTGTTTAATTCTGATGAAATATATAAAATGATTGTTTTATTAGATATTAAAGATCCAACAGAAATTTTTTTTGCTGAATAGGTTACCTAAAAGGTAACGGAAAAGTCACTTAGAGGTAAATGAATTAAAAACAATACGATAGGAGGAGTTGATGGAGTACAGAAGATTTGAGTTAAAGGATGATACAAAAGAAAATCGAGATAAATTTGAAAGTTTATTTGTTGAAAAAAATTTATCTCGAGATGATGTAGTTTTTATTGTTGATCAGGTTCGTTTGAGTACTGCTTTATTAAAGAAGCAAGAGAACTCTTAAGTTCTGGTAGGGAATGAACGGTTTTTTGTTCTTTGATGTACATGCCGTTTTTAATATTCCAGATATAGATTGTAAAATTGGGATTTTTAACGCGGTTGTTATTCATTCCAGAAATCTCAATGTCGTAGCAGTCATTAATTTTAATATATCCACAAAGCTCTCCATCAATGACTTTTGATGAGAAGTCTTTGCCGAGATATTTTAAAGTTTCCTGGAATGTTTTTGTTGGTTTTATTGTAGTGTTCATATAATCACCTCCTTTATGGAGATTATATCACTTGAATTTTAAAAAAAGAAGGGAGAAATATTATGGAAAAATTAATTTTAAAGAAAGCGAAGGAATGGGGACCTGCTAAATCTGCTATATGGTTACCTGAGGATTTGGCAAATTCTATTAAGGAATTAGCTGATGAGACTAACATGTCTGCTAAGACTTTGACTGCCGAATTAATATCTTTTGCTATGGATCATATTGAGATTGTTGAATAGAAATTCTAATTTAAAAAAAAGTTCTGACATATACAGTACGGAGGTGTTAAAGGTGACTACTGAATTAAATAGAGAGCTAGAAGTTCATAAAGTTAGTGGAAGTGTAAATATTGAGGCTATTGCAAATGAATTTTTAAGATGGGTTAAGGACAATAATTTAAGTCTTTGTAAAGATGAACCGGCGTTTCAGCTTAATGAGTATCAAAACACAGCAAGGTTTTTAAAGATTGTTAATAGATGAGAGGAGGTTAATTATGGAAAGAAGAAAATCTGATTTCAACGACGGCGTTTGGAATGGTATTAAAAGAGAAAATAAAAAGGTTAATGCAGCAGACGATAATAAAAAATCAAAACAATGCTTAATTAAAAAGAGCAAATCTGATGATTATGTTTTAACTTTTATGTTTGCTTTAAAGATTGTTTGCAGGGTGCTAACGACTTTCATTTTGTGGAATTTATTAGTTATTACGGGAAGGATGCTTTAGATGAAGATTTTTGATATTAAAGCACAAATAATTGTTACTGAGGGTTGTATGACTGAGTTTTACGATAACGATCCAAAAAAAGTGTGTGATGAAATTAAAAGAGTTATGTATAAGATGTATGACACTAAAAATGTGGGTATGGCCATAAACAGATTAAAGGTTGAACTAGATGAAGTATAGACAATGGCAGGAAGCACGAGACCCTCACGGTCATAAAGGTTTTAGGTATAGGTCGTGGAAAGAGGAGCAACACGGACTCAGAATGATGAACGCTATTAAGCGTGAATGGCTTGATAAGTTAGAAAAACGTGATGATGGTGTTCTATTAAGGGCAGAAGTGTTCAGGATTTATGCTAGAAAAGGAGTATTAGGTGAAAAAAGATTATTCTCCAAAAAGGACTAGTAAAGATGTTAGGTGTGTCATTTGTGGTAGAAGTATTTCAAGTGATGATTTGACATATAAGATTGGATTTAAAGGCGGGGGATGTGCTTATGTTCACAATACCTGCTGGAGATACAAAGAAAAGGGAGATTTTAAAAATGACAGCAATTGAGTGCGAAAGAATTTGCAAATGCTCTATTTGTGGCGAGACCATATATGTTAGAAATCCCTGTCATGTAATTACACATAATGACGCAAGCAGTTCTTATGTGCATGAGAAATGTTGGAAAGGATTAAAAAAAGAAATAAACGCTCAATTCTGCAAAGATAATGAGCGCTTATATAATAAACTTCAATTAAATTATAACACAAAGGAGGATTTTATGGAGTTAAAAATTGTATTTGATGATAAGACACTTGATGTGTTAGGAAAGTTAGCTGATAGGTTAGGATGTAGCTGTGTGGATAAGTCAGAGATTGTACCGAAAGCCACTGATGTTCGCGTTGAAGAAAGTTCAACGGAGAAAAAAGAAGAAAAGAAAGAAGCTGTTGTTCCAGTAAGCGAGGTTGCGTATAGCTTTCCTCAATTGCAAAAAGCTGCGGCTGAACTCGCAAGGGCAGGCAAGAGGGATGAATTAAAGGATATTATAAATTCTTTTGGTGTTCCTGCGATAACTGATATCCCTGAAAATAAATATAATGATTTTGCTTTAAGAATTCGTGAGGCTGGAGGTGTTATATAGTGCCTGAAGTTCATGCAAAGTTATCTGCATCTGGATCTAGCAGGTGGCTTAACTGCCCAGGATCTGTAATGCTTGAGGAAGGCTTCCCAGACACATCCTCATCTTATGCGCAGGAAGGGACTTTGGCACATGCCGTTGGAGAGCTTAAGTTAAAAAAGTACTTTACTAAAGAGTTTGGGGCGGATAAGTATAAAAAAGAGCTTGAACAGTTAAAGGCGCAAGAGTTATTCACAAAAGAAATGGATAGCTACACGGATGAGTATTTTTATTACGTGAGAGAGCTTGCGTTATCTTTTGAAGATTTACCATATGTAAGTGTGGAGGAGAGAGTTGATTTCTCAAAATGGGTTCCAGATGGCTTTGGGACTTGTGACTGCATTCTGATCTTTGGAACGGATATGCATATTATTGACCTTAAATATGGTAAAGGCGTTCCTGTTAGTCCAGTGAGTAATAGTCAACTTATGCTTTATGCCTTAGGGGCGTATAACTCATATGGAGACATTTATAGTATTGAAACAATCACAATGCATATAGTACAGCCAAGGGTTGATAATACGGATAGGTATTCTATGGTTTTATCTGATCTCTTAGCATGGGGCGAGGGGG